GATGTGGGCTTCAATCAGAAGGTCACTCGCGCAGTTGGCACCGGCAGTCGTGTACTGTACACGCAAGAGCGTCCGGGCTGGCAGGCCAAGAGTCGATGGCCGCTGCCTGATATGGTTCCCCTCGACTATCCCAAGTTTGCGGATGCCTTGAGCACTGCAATGACCAACGTAATCGGAGAGTAAAATGGCTAAGTTGAATTTTGATGCAAACGCTTTTGATGGCGTCGAAGCCCCGCAAGAGAACACCCTTCTTCCGGCGGGCGAGTACACCATGCAGATTGTGCAGTCCGATATGCGGGCTACCAAGGCTGGCACGGGTCAGTATCTGTGGCTGGAGTTTGACGTTGTGAGTGGCCCCTGCGCTCCGGGTCGAAAGTTCTGGGATCGACTCAACATTGAAAACCCGAACGCTCAGGCCAAGAAGATCGGCTTGTCGCAGTTGCTGGCAATCTCTAAGGCAGTGGGCTTTGCTTTCCCGCCGTCGGAGTCGCAGGAACTGCACTTCAAGCCCATCAAGGTCGTGATCAAGCATAAGGAAAACAAGCAGGGCGCTTTGGAGACCCGTCCCAGCTATTACGGGCTGACGGAAACCCCGAAGGCAGCTCCTGCTGCTGCACCGGCCGCGGCTCCTGCTGGGGCTACTCCGAAGCCTTGGGAACGGCATAAGAAGTAACGGCGAGGGCGCGGCATCTTGGTGTTTCCCCCCACACACCCACCGCTACACTGGGATGTCGCGTCCTCTCCTTGAGAGAAATAATGGCCAAACTACCTGAAACACATGACCCCACTTTGCTCGCTATTGACGCTGCCTTAGAGGGATCTCAAGAACAAAGAACTAGGAATTATCTTGGAGCCTCTTCTATTGGCGATCCGTGCGACCGCAAATTGTGGCTGAATTTCAGATGGGTCAAACGCGGCTTTATTGAGGCTGCGGGCTTAAGACGAATCAATGATGGGCACCGGGGTGAAAAGGTGGTCGCAGACTTGCTCCGGATGGTTCCGGGGCTTGATCTTTCCACGGAAAAGGAACCCGGTGTCCAGCATTCCTTTGAGGCTTTAGGCGGTCACTTTCGCGGCAACTGCGACGGCTTGCTGATGGGATTACTGCAAGACCCAACGACTCTGTATATGTGGGAGTGCAAGATCGTCAACGAAACCAAGTTTAAGAAGTTGGACTCGCTGAAGATGAAGAATTCGGCAGACGCTCTGAAAAACTGGGACATCGTGTATTACGCGCAAGCGCAGATTTACATGCACTTCTTCAATGCTTCAAAGCATTACCTGACAGTAGGTTCCCCCGGAGTGCGTGACCTAACGAGTGCTGTAACAGAGTACGACAAGGGTGAAGCCGAGAAGTACATCGAAAAGGCAAAGCGAATCATCTTCTCGCCAAGACCATTTTTAAAGATTAGCAATGATGCTGCATGGCACGAGTGCAAGATTTGCTCATTTCATTCCATGTGTCACGAACAGGACATGCCGAGACACAAGAGTTGTAGAACCTGTCTGCACAGTACTCCGCTGAAAGAGGGCGGCTGGAAGTGCGAACTGCATCAAAAGGACTTGGACACCGAAGCTCAAGTTAAAGGCTGCGGGAGTCACTTGTTTGTTCCCGACTTGATACCCGGAGAACAGATAAACTCAGGGCCTAACTGGGTTGAATACAAGATGCCCGGAGGTGCCGTATGGATCGACAAGACGACCTGAGCGAAGAAGACGTTGAGGCGACGATGCTTCTGAATAGCGATCAGATGTTTGTAATTATGAAAGCTCTGGATGTGTATGCCTACGCGCTGATTGTTTCAGAAAACAAAAAAGAATTGCGTGAAGTTAAGAAGATTGCAGAGATCATCTTGTCTAAGATGCCGAAGCCGGAGTTGAATTCGTGATTAACCTTAGACCATATCAAAAAGAAGCCATTGATAGCACGTTTCGGTACTTTGCTGACAACGACGGCAACCCGCTGATTGTGCTACCCACTGGGACTGGCAAGTCAGTTGTGATTGCAGAGTTTTGTCGTCAGACGCTGAAAGACTGGCCAGATACTAAGATTCTGGTAGTCACTCATGTTCGCGAACTGATCAAGCAGAACCACGACGAATTGAAGACGCTATGGCCCGAAGCCCCGGCAGGAATCAACTCCGCTGGTCTTAAGAAGCGTGACTACGACCCGTCAATTGTGTTCTGTGGGATACAGTCGGTTCACAAGAAGGCATCGAATTTTGTGAAGGTCGATTTGGTGTTGATTGACGAGGTGCATCTGGTGCCTCGCAAGACCAATACGATGTATCAGCGGTTCTTGAGTAACTTGAAGATTATGAATCCGCACATGCGGGTAATCGGGTTGACTGCGACTCCCTACCGACTGGACTCTGGGCTGCTGCACACGGGTAAGGAAGCTTTGTTTGATGCCGTCTCTTATGAGGCAGAACTGAAGGATATGGTCGATCAGGGTTACCTTACCCGGCTGATGTCCAAGCAGCCCAAGACCAGACTAGATGTCTCCAGTGTCAGTATTCGTGGTGGCGAGTTCGTAGCCGGTGAACTAGAGCGTGCCGTAGATCGTACCGATGTCAACGAGTCGGTTGTACGCGAGATTGTCGTGCTGGGTGCCGAGCGCAAGTCTTGGCTGATCTTCTGCGCAGGGGTCAAACACGCCACCCACATTGCTGAGATCGTCCGCCGATACGGCGTTAGCTGCGAAACCATTTTTGGCGATACCCCGAGTGCTGAGCGTGATCGGATTGTCCGCGACTTCAAGGCAGGCAAGATCCGCGCACTGGCGTCCATGGGGGTATTAACGACGGGGTTCAATGCGCCAATCGTGGACCTGCTCGCCATACTTCGGCCTACAGAGTCAACCGGCTTGTACATACAAATCATGGGTCGAGGGATGCGTAACTCGCCCGGCAAGGAAGACTGTCTGGTGCTGGACTTTGCTGGGAACATTGCACGCCATGGGCCGGTAGATCGGGTCAACCCCAAGAAGCCCCGCCAGAGCGACGGAGAAGGCGTAGCACCGACTAAAACCTGTCCCAAGTGCCAGAGCATCGTCTTTGCTGGAACGTCTGAATGCCCCGATTGCGGCTATAAATGGCCCCCGACGCCGATAGCCATTGATCAGACGGCAACGACGCTACCAGTGATGAGCATGAATGCTCCTTCAGAGTGGTTTAAGGTCAACTCTGTCTCCTATAGGCTACACAAGAAGGCAGGCAGTCCTGACTCTATGCGGGTGGAATACCGCTGCGGGATAGCCCTGCACAGCGAATGGGTCTGCTTTGACCATAAAGGCTACCCGCACGATAAGGCACTTCGCTGGTGGCAACGGCGCATGACAGGGCCCGGCATCCTGCCTAAGTCAACGGCTGACGCTATTGAGAAGTCCGAATCTCTACGCAAGCCAACCGAAATCAAGGTTCGCAAGAATGGCAAGTACACAGAAATTGTCGAGTTTCGGTTTATGTCCGATGTGCAATCGGGAGGCCAGAGGATTCCTGTACATGCCACCGCCCGGCATCACTCGACGGGCTAAAAGACTCTGCTCACTTCGCTGCATGGATGACTACATGATCGACAAATCACCCAACGAGAAACTGGCTTTGAACGATGCTTCAGCGGCTGCGGGGCACTACATCGAAGCCACCGGGATGTACAACTTTCTGGACTTTACGCCAGATCAGTTTGACGAATTTATTGAGTCAATCGTCACAGCTTATGTGGAGTCTCTTCAGGGTCAAAGTCCGCAGGAAGAGCAGATTCGCTTCCCTTGATGTATCCGTGCCCACGGCAAAACTCTTCGTTTAGATGCAGCATGACTATGCCTGAGTACTTGGTGTGGGAGCACCAGCCCTCGCCGTCATACGTCTTGATAAAGTTCTTGCACTGACCGCAGCGCATCATACCCGTTGCCCTCTGAAGTAAGCCTGCCCATTAATCACTACGCACATTTCAGGTTCCAAAAGCCGTCCGTCCCTGAATGTCAGCACCACAAAGCCCGATGCCCAGTTAAGCGGCCCAGCCTCTGTGTAGTGAAACTGTGGCCCCTTGGGTTCTGCCAGAGTGCCTGTGTCTACGCCGTACCTACGGCCACGGTAATCGCCCCACGGGGTGTATTGGAGCTTGTGCAGGTGTCCATGGACGTAATTGACCCCAGAGCGTAAAGCACTGTTATACGCCGCGTGGATGCCTCCACCCACAGGCCGATGCCGGATGACCGTCCAACTCTCACTTTCTGCATTAACATGCACTGCCCAGCCAGCCCGCCAACGCGGTAAGTAGTCGAGCAGCATTGCCCCCGGCATCTCCTCCATCTCTGGAGCGTTGGTGCACAGGTAGTTCTCAAAGCGGGCGTCGTGATTGCCAATCGTGCGGATCAACTTTGCCTTGCCAGCAGCCCTCTCAATTTCGCCGCAGCGGTCCTGAACGGCATGGATCTCTTCCTTGAGTTCCGGCTGCTTCTCCCAAAGGGATCTGGGGTGCCTGCTGATCCGGGCCCCATCCAAGATGTCTCCATTCAGGATGACTAAAGCCGGACTAAGCGACTTGACTAACTTGCAGAAGGCTTCGTGCGCAGGGGTAACGATTTGGGGCCAGTAGTGCGCGTCAGAGGCTATCAGGACAATGGCATCGTTGACATCAACGTGCATCTCGGTTTCATAACGCCTTGCCCTATCTTCAGACAACTTGGTAATGGCGTTGCCAACCATCGTGTTTTTGCTGGTCTTGGAGGTAGGCGGGATCACACTTGGAAGCGATATTCCGTACTTTTTCTCCATGTTTCTTCGTCTAGAAGCCGCTGCCCTAGTGGCCATTTTTAAGTATTTTGCTACGGCAGATGGAGATCCTAGTCTATTCCAAGCGTCAATAAACTCTTCGTCACTGGTTCGCTTTGACATCATTCACCTTTAACTGGATCCCAAGCTCTTGTCGGCGCTTGTGAGTCTTCTTATCGTCGCGAACGGCTCGCCATTCCAAATGGCCATCGACAAGGCGGAATTCTTCCCTGTGTACCAAAGCGCAGTCGCAACACTCTGTATGCGTATACCCACGGACGCGATACCACTTGCCGTCCTCAATCTGGACAGGAGTGTACTTGTCCTTCTTTTTCATGGGCTTGACTCTACCTGCTTGCGTAGCGTCTTAGCAAGTCCTGCTCTGCTAGGGTGTATACGGGACCGCCTTTGGCTAGATTCCTTGTCTCAATTGCCGCAAACAGTTTCTGACGCTTTTCCAATGGGGTAGCGTTGAAGTTTTGCGGGTTCATCAAGAAGTCTTTTTTAATACCCATTGATGTCAAGTATTCGCCAAGTTTCTTTCGCTGGTCTCCAGACAGGCTTTCGTAACTGTAAGGCTCAGCCTCACCCTCAGTGGCGGGGGCTTCCTCAGCAGCAGGCTCCTCTTCGGGCTCAGGCTCCTTGGAATAAGCATTATAAATAACGCTAGAGGTCACTGCGCCAACACCGGGCTTGTAGCCAATCTGAGCAAGTGCTTTGTTTGCAAGCCGCTGAGCAGCCGCTACATCTTCTGCACGCTTAACCTTTCCTTCAATAGCAGACACTACGCCGCCAGTGTCGTCTTTTAGTATTTCGTTAACAATAGTTTTAATCTCATCGGCAATTTTCTTTTGCTGAGACTTTACATATACACGCCGTGCAGGCCGTGCGGCAGCGGCACCACCGGCAGCAATCATTCCGCCAAGAATAGAGCCTGAAGCGATACTTCCAAGACCCCCTAGAATCGTTGCCAAAGTGGTAGCGCGAGCCAGTCCTTCGGTCGTATTCAGCGGGATCTTCTCGGCTTCAATGTTGATGGCATCACGCATTTCACGCGTAAGTTCACCAAGCGCCCTACGCTTTGTCTGCGCATCCACACGCAGCCCCTGAGCGGCTTGGAACTCTGCCTTTGCCTGACGAAGAGCAGGCTCCTGCTCCTTGACTTCTTTGCCCGCAGCCTGAAGCTCTTGACCAGTCTCTTGAACCTTTTTATTTGCGGCTGCGCTTGCCTCTTTACCAGCCGCCTGAGCGGCTCTTGTGTCTTTCTGAGCCTGACTGTACTCCTTACGCATTGCTCTTACTTCAGCAATGTTTTTGGCTTTTTCATCAATTCGATTTTGCGCCTGAGTCAAAACACTATCGACTTGTTCTCGACTCATACCTGCACGCATAAACGAGGCCTGACGTTCTGGAACAGAAAGCGACTGAACAATCAACTTGTCGTCCATGGAGTTGAGAACATCCCCCAAGGCAGCGCCAACCTTTTCACGCATCTTTGGGTTAGCACGCACGAACGCCCCAATCTGATCCAGAGATCCTTCCTTCAGCGGAGAGGTCAACGAAGACTTAACTTGAGATTGCAGCCCAGAAATAGAATCAACAGCTTTCTCAGCCTTGTCAGCGCGAGCCTCCATGCGCTTCGCCCAGCGTTGCTTGAAGGCGGCAGTCTTTTCTGCTTCACCCAAGGTAACGGTAATTTCGTTAGCCTGTCGTCGCAAAGCCTCGTTTGCAGCCGGAAACTCCTTCAGGAATTCGCCATACTTGTTTAGTACCTTTTCGTAGCCTTTAGGGGTATTGCCAGCCTGCTCGGTCAGCGACTCCAGAATGATGTTGTCCAGCTTTTCGTAGTCGCCCTCATCGAAAAAAGACGCCTTAAGATTTTCAGCAGACGACTGCGACGGCTTAGAAAGCGCCGTATCCAGAACGGTCTCAGGATTATTTGCAAAGTTATCGCGGCTAAACTTGCGCGTCTCAGTAGCCTTATCGCCTACACCAAACTCAAACTCATCCAGCGGGCGCGAGGACTCTGAATACTTCTTGTTAAAATCCTTGTATCCTTCACCAAAATCATCAAGTGCATCGTCAATAGTTTTGAGCAAACTCTCACGAGTCTTTTCAGTGATGGCTTCGTATCCTGTAGCCGTTTCGCCAGTGCGTGCCTTCTCAATGCGGCGGCGCTCTTCCCACAGTTTTTCAAACTTGATAGGAATGAATTCTTGCGTAATTTCACCATCCGGCCCAACAGTTTCCTTTACAGGCTGAAGTTCATTGAGCAACTTGGCGTGCGCACGACGGACCTCATCCCCATAACGACTCGCGTCTTCCGCACGGTTGCGAACAAAGTCAACAAGTTTTCCAAACTTTGGCGCAGAACTAATGCTTTCCCCAGAAGCCTCTTTAGTAAGAGCCGTTCTAAGGAATGGAGCCTCCTGAACTTCGCCAGTAACAGGGTCCACATCTCGACCAATTGAATCTTCACGAGCCTTCTTAAGGCGATCCCTGCGAGCAAGGATCAAATTGCGAAATTCGGTTGCACGATCTTTCTTGGGCCGAACAGGCGGAGCATCGACACTGACCGCTTTGGCGGTATCAGATTCATCTTTAAGTTGAGATGCCAATTTGCGGAACTCAGATGCACGGTCTTCCAACACCGGCTTAGCATCTGCCGCAGCCTCGCGGATGTTGGTTTCTTCCAACGACTTGTTAACGTTAGCCTCTTCATCGCGAATCTGTTGGATTCGATCAGTTACCCGCTCCTTAGCGGCATCCCGCTTTGCTGCGGCATTAGCAATCCCCAAGTCAGCGTCAGTCTTTATTTGCTGCTTCTCAACCTTAGCAGCCTCAAGCCTCTGCTTGACTTCAGCCTTTTTAGCCTCTGCCGTTGCTTTGGCCTGATCGTATTTAGCCCTAAGCCGAGCAAGTTCTTCCTTCTTTACTCGCTCCGCCTCACGGGCAGCGGCAAGTTCTGCTTCGGTTTGCTCTCTGCCGGGATCTTTTTCACGCGCAATACGCACCGCAGCCTCTTCAGCAGGGGTAGCGCCCACAGGGCCAACGTTGCTTAGCAATTGACGCGCACGAGTAACCCCACGCTTAGCCAACTGATAGGCCGGAACAGCAACTTCGCCCAAAGCGCCCATGGTCCCGGTAAGTATCGCAGCCTGAGCGCGATCCTCTGGGCTAATCGCATACGCCGTTCCAGCCTGACCTAAAGCCTGAGCCGCACCCATGCCAACCTTGCTTGCAATAGGCAGCATAGAAACAGCCTTTGCAGCAGCGCCATACGGCAGCACTTCAGAGACTATTTTGCCAACTTCATAACCGCCTTCGCTTGGCGCACGAGACTTGATTTTTTTTTCAAGTTCCGCCAACTGAGCAGAAGTGTCCTCAGCGCCAGCAAGGCTGGTTAGGCCACGAGCCATTGTTACAGCGCCGCCGGGGAGACCTAAAAGAGCACTAGTGCCACGCGCCGGGTCTATGTCACGAGGAATGCGCGGATCTCTAGGCAGTACAGGCTTTTTAGCAGGCGGCTTCGCTAAAGGTCGATCAGGAGTCCTAACGCCGCCACGGGTTGACGGGCCTTTACTCAAAGGTTGCACAGAGTCAGAGCCTTCAAGCATGGCCAATGCTTCATCTGAAAGCCTTGTCAAATCTCCTGCTTCAAGAGCGTCAAGGTCTTCGTCTGACAGTTTGCTCAGATCAATGGCCATTAACCGCCTCCTGCTTCAAGCTTTGTCTTTTTGCGTCGCTCTCGTTCTCTACGAATAGCATCAAGATCAATTTTAGGCGTTGTAGTAGTAGGAGCCTCTTCACGACCTTGGCTAAGTGAAGAAAGCGCGTCATCAATTCCTGACAGCCCCTGAATACCAGTTTCACGATTAAGAATTTCAAAAGCATCTTTTTCGTAAAAATCTTTAAGCCTAACCAAATTCTTGCGAAGATTTTTTGGACTTTGGTCCTTATCCAGTGAACCTTTTACAGATTGCAGCAGGCGTTGCTCCGCGTTAGATACCGCACCCAAGCCAGTCGAGCCAGTTGGAGACGTCTCTTTAAGTTGAAGCATTTTGTCAAAGCCAACCTTTGATTGGATTGACTCCATAGTCTTTTCCAAGTCGGTTGCTGCCTGACCAATAACCGGAGCTCCGCGAATGATTTTAGCAATGTTTCCAGCAACAAAAATCCCGCCTTCATCAATTTGATCAATAGCGCTTTGAATGTCAGGAATAGTGAACTCATTTTGATCTTTAATTCGACCAAGATAAGAGTCAGCATATTTTTCTTTCTTAATTCTATCGGCGCGAATATCGCGAGGCTCTTTCTTTTCAAGAACTTTACGAGCAGCATCTTTCTGCGCAGCCGTTGCTGTAGTACTTGCCAGCGTTTCCGTAGCCCACAGGAATTGCTCGGCTTCGCCACCGGGACCAACCTTTTCAGACTTTTTGTTAAGACCAGCCTTGAACTCAAGCCATTCTTTAAGAGTCATGCCCATAGCAGCGGCTTCTTTTTGATCTTGAGTCGGCGTATCACGAGCAGTCGCAGATGTCGGCTCCTTACTCAAATACTGCGCCATCAACTGCTGCGAACGAGTACGGGAAGACTGAGCACTTTTCAACGCTTCAGTGGCATACTTTTCATTTAAAGCATCAATTGCTTTTTTTCGCTCTATCTCAGCTTGCTTTTGTTCCTGACCGTATTCGCCAACATCGCGCAAGAAGGTATAAAGGTTCTGTCGCTCATAAAAGCGAGGATCAGTTTGAGCGCGAGGAGCAGAAAGTTTTTGGGCAAGCCCCATCAGCATTTCTTTACGGCTGGGTGCCTCTAGCAATTTGAGCCTTGCCGCTTGAAGTTGCTCAAGAACTTTGCGCTGCTTTCCCTCTTCAACACTGGCCTCTTGCTCGCGCTTCATCAACTGAGAGCGCAAATCTTCCAATGTTGAAAGGCCGCTTTTTGGAGATTCAGTTGCCTCCTGATCTTCAGGAGACTCCTCTTCAAACATAAAGTCTTCTTCATAAAAAAGAGGCATAACTTACTCCGTTAACCGCCCTTCGGCGTTTCCTTGTCCGGAAAGTACTTTTTAATGAGTTCTAAAATCTCATTAACACCAGCGCCGCCAGTAATGATCTTTTTAATCAGT